GGCGTCGTGTCGGCGTTCAACGTCGGTGAAGGCAAAGGCATCCTGAAAGGGATCGTCGCCGCCATGGGCATCGCGTTCACACAAGTGAAACCTGCCCGGTGGAAAAAGGATATGAAGGTGCCAGCGGACAAACGTGCGTCCGTGCAACGTGCATCGCAACTCTTTCCCGGCGCTGCATCACGATTCAAAGGACCCCGTGGGGGTGTTTTCGACGGTCGTGCAGAGGCAGCACTTCTCGCTCTTTACGGAGCACTTGAACTAGGGTGTGCACCGACCGCACCGGTAACCTTAATCGGAGAATAAAATGGCACGCCTTAGCCTATTCGCAGCATCTGCATTACAAATGAAGCCTAAGCCGTTCAAACATCAGGCGGATTCGGCTTTTGCTGAGGCGATTGCGCGCAAACAACAGGTGATGGGCGTGAATTCACCGCACCCATCCACGAAAGCGTCCGGCCCGCCAGTCAAACGCGTAAGCAAGTGAAACCCGATGCCCCGACGCCCTTCCCTACAAGATCGACTTGAAAGTGACACACACGAGCAGTTTGCCCGCTGTATCGCCATGGGGAATGATCTCATGGTTTGCTACGTCGGCTGTGGATACCCGCACGATGAAGAGGCGGCGAAGTCCTTAGCCAATCGCGAAAAGATACGCCTGCGAGCCGAAGAGTGGTTCAGCAGAAACAAGGCACATGCTTGGTACAAGAGAGGCTACACGCATCCGGTATGACGTACACAATAGAAACCATCCTCGCCGTCCCCAGCTATAAGCTCATCCGCATGCGGAAATATTCAAGAGATAACGGACACGAGGATGATACCTTGGTCGTTTCTCCCGGCAACTTTATTGGGGATCACATACCCCGTTTCATCTTGTTAGACACTGAGTTGAAGAACGAGTGGGGGTTTGGAACGGATCAATGGTTCCATGAAATATTGCTCGCCAGAGCAGACCCCAAGATTACAGAATCCATTCTGTGGGTGAAGGAAGACAATGATGCCGAAGCTTGATAATCCAAAGCACGAAGCTTTCGCGCTGAACCTCGCCAAGGGGATGAAGCAGGGCGAAGCCTACATCCGGGCAGGGTACCAAGGAAATCCATCTGCCGCCAGCCGTATGGCGGGCATGCCTTTGATCCTCGACCGTGTAGCAGCGCTTGAGCGTGAGATCATGGGCAAGATGAACGATGCACTTACCAATCCATCAGAAGAAGCCGCACAATCCCTAAGAGAGTTGGGGCTCGACATGAATTGGGTCGCGACTGCTTACAAGAAGATTTACACGTCAGCTTTAGACGCAGAGTCGTACGCCGCAGCCAACACCGCCGTCGCAAATATCCAGAAACTCATCGAGATCGAAAGAAACGGCGGCAACGTCGAAAAAGAAGAAGAAGAACCTCTGGTAAAATTGAGTGATGTCAGTGGGTTCCTGAGTGAAGCTCGCAAACTGATTGAATTAGGGCAAAAACAAGGCAACCACAAAGACATGGTTGACATCACCCCAGAAGACGACGCCACTTTGGCGCAGGTCCAAGCCGCGAGAGCGATGACAAATGACGATGATCACGAGCGCTGAACGCGCAGAATATCGCGATACCCTCAACTACATTGCGACCTTGATGAAACCTCTTGAGGATCACATCGTTAAGGGGACCCCACTGGATTCGAATCTGGCCCTAGTGCTTTCTAAAATGGCGGATTCTGATGATCCGGATACCCAGATGAAGGCACTTAAAATCATTGAGAAGTCACTGGACGATCAATACGATGAAAAGCTACGCTTCGCAGGACAGTATAAATTCTCTCCGTTCTGCGAATACATGGTCCGAGCGGAGCCCCCGGCATTCCACCATGAGTTCCTGATCGATCACATGGAAGCGATCCACAACAAAGACATTATGCGCCTAGCCATTTCGATGCCGCCGGGCTCCGCTAAATCCACATACTCATCCGTGCGCTTTGCCGCGTGGCACCTCGGACGCAAACCTAATGACCGTTGGTTGCAGGGCGCACACACGCAGACGTTCGCCAAAGACCGCCTTGGCAAACCGGTGCGTAATATCATCAGCGACCCTCGCTACCGCGACGTGTTCCCGGAAATGGGTATCTCCACATCATCGGCTGCGGCGGACTATTTCGAATTCACTGGTGGTGCTGGGTATTACAAAGCTGTTGGTGTGGGTGTGGGTATCTCTGGGTACCGCGCAGAAATCGCCGCGATTGACGACCCCATCGCCTCACGTGAAGACGCTGAGAGCCCGACCATGCGGAGAAAACTACATGAGTGGTTTGAGGATGACTTTGGGACACGCCCAATGCCGGGTTCACCTATGTACGTTGTTGCCACCCGGTGGCATGAAGATGATCTGATTGGACACGAACTTGCCAAGATGGCAGAAGGCGCTGTCGAACACAAATGGACGGTTGTAAACATCCCGGCCCTTGCGAACGAAGACGACCCACTTGGACGTAAGCCCGGTGAGGGCCTGTGGCCTGAGATATTCGGCACAGCATTCTATGAAGCCAAGAAGCGTAGCACCACATCACGCTCGTGGAACAGTCTATACCAAGGCACACCAACTGATGAAGAGGGTGGTGTACTCAAATCATCCGACATCCACCGCTACAAGAACGTACCAGAGAACCAAAAAGATCGAACGGGTAATATCTTAAAGCGTGTCATTAAACGTATCACCTTATCCATTGATGCGGCTGAGAAAGCTACCGAACGCGCTGACTGGACAGCAGCCACGATTTGGATCGAAACAACCGACCGCAAGCACTATCTGATCCACGCTGTTCGAACACGCAAAGAGTTCAACGACATCGTCAAATGGATTGACGATCTGGCGCGCGATTTTTCTGTTGATCAGGTTCTTGTGGAAGACGCCGGACACGGTACACAGTACATCCAAGTCCGTAAAGAAAGCCACGGCCCGGCCCCTGTCATCGCAATCACTACCAAGAATAAATCAAAACAGTTCCGCTTCGACGGCGTCACACCGATGTTTGCAACCGGGCAGGTATTGTTGCCTGAGAAAGGTAATGACTGGATTGCTGATCTTGAGCAGGAGCTTTTGGTGTTCCCAAACGGGCGCAACGATGACTTCGTGGACAGTGTATCCCAATACCTGAACCACACACGCACCGGCAACGTCACGCGCGGCACACGCAAAGTCAATAGCGGCATGCACGGTTAAGGTCTCAGGGACCCGATCAAATCCTTCATCCCCCGGCAGGTGTTCCAGATCAGGAGCGCCGCCATTGCGATGAGCAAAATAGATAAATCCCCATCAAACGCTGGTTCAATGAGGTTCTTTGTGAAGAGCATCAGCCCAATTATCGCGAGATTATTACATAGGTTTTCCATGCCCTTAGCATAAGTATAGCAAAAGCTAAGTGCAACTAAGATCGTGATTATATATTGACTGTAATTTGTTTATGCACTATCTGTGGTTCGACGAAACGAATCATGAAGGAGTTTGAACATGCTTGTATACGGTTTTGGCGCAGACGTCATCGAAGAGCCAGTCGGCGAAATCCACGTCTGGTTTGACAAGTGGAATGACAAGGTCTGGTATACCACCCTGTACAACAAAGACGGCGACACGATTGGCGAAAGTGCGTCCTCCCACCGCAAGACGTGGGCGAAGAACGAGGCAGACGCTATGGCTGAAAGCCTGCGCCGCGCGGAGCATTCCGACCCCACCATCAAAGTCTTCACACGCGATGGTGTGTACAATGGGTGATCTATTACACGTTCCAGCCTTCCTTGTGATGTCGGTATTTGTGATGGTGATATTCCTACTGTTCATGAGTGTCCCGATCAATCTGATCATCCTTGCCTTCACCGGCGTAGGCCTACCACCCTTCGAAGGGGCGGTTTGCGTCGCCGGATTGGTCAACGCATACATATCTCACATGGAAAGGATGAAAGACTTATGATGAAATTTCTGAAAATCTATCTGATGGTCATATTCTTTTGGCTCTTGTTTACTTTCTTTGTAGCTGCTACTGTTGGCTTTTTGGAGAGCACACTATGACCATCACGATGTTGTATAGAAACTGGCGGGGCGGGACGGCGTATCGCGTCGTGCGACCC